TTCAGGGGTTTACAGAACCTTGCCAATCGCTATAATCGTCGCCCTAACACGCCGGTATAGCTCAGTTGGTAGAGCAACTGACTTGTAATCAGTAGGTCCCGGGTTCGACTCCTGGTGCCGGCACCATATAAATCAAGGGCTTGCAGCGATGCAGGCCCTTGTTTTTTGCTTCAGACGTAACAAGGGACGTAACAAGCGGCTTTGCACCAGGTTGCGAGCACGCTTCGCTGAACGCCCCCCCGCCTACGCGCTTCCCCCGTTTTATGTTGACCCATGGGGAAAAGGTAATTTTGGTAATTCTTTTTTTGAAGCGCTTTCAAAGCCTTTAAAATCAATGAGTTAAGCCAATATCTTAAAGGTAATAATAGGGTAATTTCTTAGTAATCAGATTACCTTTTACCTAGGTTAGATCCTGACCTTATAAAGTCCTTTAAAATTAGGCACTTACGAAAAAATTACCTTTTCAATTACCCTAAATTACCTTCTCTGGTAATCGCTCAAAGCCACGAAGCACAAGGCTTACAGCCCCCTCCCGCTGCCAAATTCCCAAAATTACCTTTTTCCCAGCCCTCAACTGGAAATGGCCATCTGACAGCCTGAAAAAACAAGTCCGCAGACTCATCAGCATCATTTTCGGATACCAGATCTGACCCGCTCACCAGGCCGAAACCGAGTGCAGTCGTGTGAAAGCCCTGCCACAGCCAGGATCGGGCTGTAGCGCACAGCTGGCGGGCGTTGCAGCTGGATTGCCGGGGTTCGCTGACACAACCCAAAACCTGCCGAACTACATCGATCGCGAAATGGAAAACTCGCTTAACCCGACGTTTTCCAGTTTTCCACCCAGCAAAACCGGGGGCTGCAGCACTCTCCCGCCTCAGGCCATCCACAGCCCGGTTGTGCAAACTTGCTGCATTTTTCTTCCAAAGTTTGCAAATCGTGCAAAGAGCGATCACCTGCGAAACCCCACGGCCGGCCTGGGCTGCGGAGTTGTTTGCACTACTTTCGGATTTGCACAAAAAAGGGACGCAAAGCCCGTCGGCGGGAGGGGGATAAGTGCTTTTTCGGCAGCTTTTTCTTTACCAGGGCGAATTTGACAGCGGAGACGCGATGCCCGACATTCAGCGGCACACCACCAGACCGAAAGGAATTCGCCGATGCCAATCATTGAAGACTCAGCCGTTGCGGAACGCCTACGATCTATCCGGGCCGATATTGAAGCCGAAGGTGACAACGTCAGCCCGCGAGGGCGTGCTTATGCGCTAGGGCAGCTGCACTCGTTGTTAGCGCTCGACTTGATCACCAACGAGCAGTCCGAGGCCTTGGAATCACTCATGAACCCCGCAGCCTGCTCGTCCGTGCCTCACTAATACGAAAATAACTTATTCCATTGCCTGCATATCAGGAGTAAAATTAGAGGGTGACGATACCAGTCACAAACCGATAACCAAAAGCCCGCTCTTTGTAGCGGGCTTTTGCATAGTTCGTCGTCTGGAGCGGTGCTTTTATGAAAGCGGATCTACGCAGCCTTTCAATGCCAGTAGGGATCCGTAACCAGGTGTTCCGGCTGCTGGCAGCAATTGAGGTAGCTGAGAGCATCCAAGCGGTGCGTATGACTGCAAACCGTGCCGAAGGGTTTGTGCTGGGGCTTGAAACTGCAGAAGCCTTGAAGCGCGATATGATCGAGGCGATGTACGTTGGCTTTGAAACAGCCAGTGAAGCCAGGCTGGAGTCATTAAGGGCCCTGCCATAAAGCGACTGACTCTCACCGATCTAACTGCAAGGGACACTGCATGAGTTACGTTGATGATCTACAACAGCTGACCTACTTAACATTTCAACTGATCGAATCAGAATCAGGCAAGCCAAATACTCAGGCGTCAAATTGGAAAAATGACGGGCAAGTATTGTGTACAAAGATATTCAAAAACATAGCCTCGACACAGCAACTCTATAATGGCAGTCAATTCAATTTCGGTCAGGGCGAAAGCTTTGAATATATAGACATATCCTCAATTTCCGTTTTATTAAGGACGGCTTTTGAAAGCTACCTGACATTCCACTATGTGTTCGTAAATGAAGATCCAGAAATCACCCAGTACCGTCACAAGGCATGGCGCTTAGCAGGATTGATAGACCGCAGTAGGTTGCTCGCTAACACGAAAGAAACCAAGCAAATACTCGCTCAAGAGGCAGTTGCTATCGGTCAGATAATTGGGGAGCTTGAGGCACACCCCCACCACCAGACCCATCCACCAAAGAGAGGTAGAAGCATTATAGAAGGGAAGTGGAAGCCAGCAGATGGCTGGAAATATTTGAGCGAACTAGCGGCCATACATCCTACGTATTTCAGGGACATATACAACGGGTTAAGCAATCACGCTCACGGGAGTTATATAAGCATCCTTCAGATACGTGACACACCCGATATCTACTCCCAAAAAAGATTCGCAGAAAGCTTTCTCAATTGCGGGATACTGGTCTTGGCTCATTTGATACATTCATATGTCAAGCTTTTTCCTGACTCTGAAAAGATACTCAGGGAGTCAAAGGCAAGAGATATAGCTTTCACTTGGTACATTAAAACAGAGCACGTCGACCATATGTATACCCCGCCTGCCTCGCAGTGACATTATTACAATGTGACTGCCCCCAAAGTGGCCGACAATAGTTTGGCTTTGACCGCATCAGCAGCGAAAGCGGCAGCCTGGGTGGGTACCGGTGAAGGGCCGTGGGTGTGCGACGATAGCTCGGTTGCCATCTGCTCGATAAGGTCCAGCGTGTCACACAACACTTGGAAAATATTCACTCCGGCAGACCCGACGTGGTTTTTCGGTGCTATCAGTTGCTGACTCATCCCGGCCACGCTTCGACGCAGGCCTGCGATTTTTTCCTGCATGTCGCCACCCACGGCAGCGTTGTGCTTCTTGCCAACGACCAGGTTGTAATCTCGCCCGGTCGCTTGGTGCATATCGTCGACGGCGGCGAGCGTGGCGGTACCGGCTGAATTGAGCTTGAGCGCACCCAGGGCGTTGATCCGCTTGGTGCCACCCACCTCCTCGGTGGAATGGTTCTCTACGTCCTGGACGTGGCTCTGGTACTTCTCACTGTTGCCCAAGGCTTCCACTTCGCGCTCCAGGGAATGATCGCGGATCTTGCCATCGGTCAGTCGGGTCCAGTTGCCGTCCGCGTCGACGCGCTGCTGCACTGCGTCACTGTGCTGCCACACCTGGTCACCCTTCGGCACCTTGGGCAGGCTCAGGCCGTGCGGCAGGATCGTTTGGATGTACGGCTTGCTGGGCGAGCCATACGCGAAGCACACCACCACCTGGGTGCCTTCCTGGGGGAATGCGAACATGCCCATCTCTTCGCCGCCGGACGGCAGTGGCAACGGCACACCGGCCAGCCGTGGTATTGCGGGATCGGCCTCACCGTCCTGGCCAAGTACTTCGATATCGACGGCGTAGCGCGGCCGGAAATCGTCGCACATTGAGGCGCCGGCCGGAGCATCGGCCACCCCCACCACGCGGGCAAAGCGCGGCAGGTGATAGCCGCCGGTGAGTTCAGGAAAAAGGCGTTCTACGCTGCGCTTGATTGCGTCGTCCATTTGATGGCCATCTGTGTGCCGGCGAGCGTGACACTGGTGATCCGCTCGCCCTGGTTGAATGATGCGCCTGGTCGTAGCCCAGGCAGGGCCGAAACCATCGCGCTTTGATTGCCCTGGTAACCGTCGAATACGCTGACTGGCAGTTGCAGCGCTGGGCGAACGCCAAAGAAGCTGTCCGCCCAGGAACCGACGAACACCTCCCCGTCGCCCTGCTGCTGCCAGATGAAGTCAGGGATGCCGAACACAGTGCCCATGCTGTCCATGGCCTGGTAACCCGCCGCCAGGCTGTAGAAATACGGCGCCTTGACCTTGGTGTATGCCTGATCCGGCACGCGGAAACGTAGGCCGGTTTTGTTGCTGATGTCGGCGAGCACGGCGCGCAGATCCACGTGGCGCAGATTCATGGGCATGGACTTGGCCAACACCGCCGCGACCTCACGGCAGAACACGATCTGCTCAACGCCATTCACTGCGGTGCACCGCTCGACGTAGCCGATGAAGTGCCGCTGCAGGGCGGCTTCGTTGTAGCCGATGTCGAGCGTCACCAGGCCGCTGACCTGGGCACTGCCCTGGATGGTGAACGTGGCACGCCCTGGGCTTTTCAGATCCAGGCGCACGTCATCATTCACCAGGGGCAACACGGCGCCGCCGATCGTCAGTACCTTGTGCAGCTTCATGCTCATGAGGTGGGCCCCAGGTAGGTGTCAACTTTCTTGAGCAAACTCTCAAAGCCGGTCAGCTCCTGGGGCGCTGCGCTCGATCCATCACCGGCGCCAGTGCCGGCAACGCCATCACCTGGTGCGGACTGCGCCGACACGGCGTTGCCGGCGCGGCGGCTCTCGACCTTTTCAGGGTTCGATAGCTTCTCCGACAGGGTGAACTGGACGATCCACTGCGCCAGGCTGTCGTCTTCCCGGGCGCTGACGCCATCGGAAAACGTCACCTGGCGGATGCCGAACGCGTCAGCGGTGTCGTTGACGATCCGATACGTTTTGAGCTGGCCACCGCCTTCGGTTCCTTCGGCCAAGCGCATAAGCGTGCGCAGGTTGCTCAATTGCTTGTAGGGGATCGTCAGTGCAATCGTCAGCGTCTTGGGCTTGAAGCCCTTGTGCGACTTCTCGGTACCGCTGGTTTGCCCCGACATGTCGTCGCTGTCGATCTTGAGGTTGGCCGTCACCTTCATGCGGTGACCGATGATTTGTTGGCCATCGAGCAGCAGCGTCATAGGCCCACCAATTCGCGAACAAAGCTTAGGCCATGCAGGGAGCCCACCAGCATGACGCCAGACGTCATAACCCATTCATGACCGGGTGCGCCGTCGCCCTCGAGCAGCTGCGCGCGAAGTTCGTCGGCGTCACCTGGTCCAAGCAACCGCGACTGCATGCTGGTGTCAGGCGTGCCGCCGGCCAGCAGCTCTTTCAGCGCGTTCAGCTTCGCGTCCTGCCCCACTGACTGTTCGGCTTTACGCTGGACCAATGCGGCCAAGTCATCGAGAGGCGAACTGTCCGCAGCGTAGCTTTCCAACCGGGCCAACTGGCCATTGATCGAGGCGCTGGCCTCTTTGAGCACGGTGCAACGCTCAAGCGGCAGATCCGACCAGGGCGGCATGGCTCCGACGGTTGGCAACTCCCACTTTGAGGTATCCAGTTCGAACAGGTGCTGTGCACGTCGCTCGGCCTTCTGCAGCTCCGCAATGGGCATCAGGGCGTTGAATTTGGATAGCACGCCGGCCATCTGGTCGAAGCGCGTGCCTAGGAACAGGATCACCAGGGCGTATTGCTCGCCGCTCGGATGCGCCGGATCGGCGGTGTCCTGCAGCTTGTCCGCCAGACGCTGCACCAGGTTGGGGGCGGATAGGAAGCGTTGGTAGCCGGTACCTTGGCCCACCCCGCTTTGGAATGGCGTCACCACAAAGCACTTGGGAACCTCGCCGAACTGGCCGTCCAGCGCGGCGCGGCCGCTCGCGATCACTCCCTTGACCGCTTCGCCGATCAGGCTCAGATCAGTGGTGACCTGGCCGGCAAGACTCCCAAGGCGCTCGGACGCACCGGCGAGCTGGGCCGTGGCCATATCCTTGGCCCCGGTCATTTGTTCCATCCACTGCGTGGCCTCGGCAGGCCACTGCATGGTCACCGGCGTCCAGCTCATGCGCTGGCCATCACTTCGGTAAACGCCTGTTCATAGGCAGTCGCGAAGTGCTGCTGGATGTCGATCGCTTCGATATCGGCAATGGTCGCGGCGTCATCGATGGCGGCTTGTACCAGGCGCTCCCCCCGGAAACAGGCGCGGCGATGAACAGCCACCGCTTTGACGATCGGCGCGATGGTTTCCAGGTCAACCCGCTGCCAGCCGTTTTTGGCTTTCCAGTCAGCGTCTGGAATCAGCCCCGCCGTGAGATCGGTGTAAATACTGCTCAACTGCGCCTGGCTTTCCCGGTCAGTCGATACGCGTAGGCCGTTGTCCAGGATCAGGCCGGCTGTCTCAAGCGCGAATCGGTGATCAGCCAGCGCTTCCAGCATCGGCGGTCTGTTCAACCCCAACACGATCCGCACGGCCTCAGCCTCATCCGCGACATTGAATGTCGAGTCGTAGGGCGGGTTTTCGTTGATGATGCGGGCTTTGCCCTCGGTCAAGCTTTGCAACTGATACATGGTCAACCTCAGTCAATGCGTAGAAGAGAATTGGTGTACGTGTAGGGCGGAAGAATCCCCCCGTGGACGTAAAATGAATCCCCGACTAGCGCGCAGGCTGCACTTGCACGTGCATTGGGAAGATTACTCAGTTGCGACCAGCCATTGGTCTGGGGGTCGTACAACCATGAGTCTGCAAGCTGGTCGGTGTTGTTGATTGCTCCGGCTCCGCCGAAGACGTAAAGCAGGTCATTGAATACGCATACCGCTGGGATCCTCCGGGCCGTCATCATGCTGGCTCGCTGGCTCCAGGTCCCATCGGCCAAGTTGTAAGCCCATAGATCGTTTTTCAGGGTGCCCACCGATACACCAGCGAGGTGGTGAAGCTTGCCGTTCATGACGACTAAACTTCCATCTTGACGCTCAGCGGGCCCTCCCACCGAGGTCAACGTAGCCCATCTGTCGGAAGCAGGGTCGTAAACGCGCATGCTTTTCGAATAACTGCCATCAGTGACGCCTCCATAGACGTAGAGCTTTCCACCCATCGCCACCGCAGAGTGGTTAACTACTGGCGAACCAGCTGCTTTTGTAAGCCACTTATCCGTAGCAGGGTCATAAACAAACAACGTACCCAAGGGCTTATAAGTGGCGCCTGCGAATCTGCGACCACCGAAGCAATAAAGCTTCCCGCCGATAGCGGTCAACGAGTGACCGAATCGGCCTTCTGGCAACGAAGCTTTTTGAAGCCAGGCATTCGTCGACGGGTTGTAGCACCACAGATCGGCAAGGCCATCGCCGCTAGAACCGAAATCAACACCGCCGACGATGTAAAACAAGCCGTCCACACTTGCAGCAGCATGATTCGATCGAGGCGTCGCGCCGCCAGCAGCGTTGGCGAATTGAACCTTGAGTTGGGCTGCTGTCTTGAAACGCACCATAGGCGACCATTCGGTTTCACCCAGGGTTTGCCCCCGATACTTGACCTTCACATCCGCCCAGGTATCGGTGGGCATGTTTTCGGACGGTTTGAAACTGGTCAGTGGATTCTCGACCCAGCCGCTATCAAACAGGACCAGACCGGTATCGATCGCAGTGATCTGGAATCGACTCTGCAGGTGCACGTCGGCGCCGCCGTAAACGCTGAATGCATCACTTTGAATGGTCACGCTACGGCTGACTTGCTCCTGGCCATCGATGGGGGACACGATGCTGGGCCGGCGGATGTAAGTGGTCGCAGTATTGAACGTCGACGCCACAGGCTCGCCGGAAACCAGCGTTTCACCGCTGTAATACGCTCGAGCGTAGTGGCGCTTGCCTGGGGCCAGCAGAACCTCATAGTCAGACAAGCGAATGCTGGTCAGTTCTGTGGTGCTGGTTTTGTCGAACACCAACTGGGTGAATCCAGCGTCCAGGGCCACCTGCCAGCGTGTCAGCTTATGAATGTCGTATGCGACCGGGTAGACCTCAAAGGCAGATGCTGTCAGTACCAGGTCAAGGCTGACGCCTGTGGCCTGGTTGGCCGGACTGACGATGGTTGGGGCGAGAATGGCCGCTGCTCCGATCGGGATCCGGAACTTGGACACGGCGTCATCCCGGCGCACCTCTACCGTGGCGACCACTGCGGTGGAAACGGTCGGGATGATCAAGGTCAACGTGTCGCCGGCAATGCTCACGGTTCCGACCGTGGTGGTGGCCGAGAAGGCGCTGAATCGGCTGAAATCGGTGATCTTGTAGGCATTGGCACTGCCCACATAAACCAATGTCGGGCCATCCAGGCTCACCGCTTGCGGCGGGTTCCAACTGTCTGCATCGATCTTGCTGTCCAGTGCCGACTGCAACTGGGCGAATCGTTCGTCGATACTGGCGAACTGAGCCGAGAAGTCGAACTGCCAGGTGCTCGCCGGCACGTTGATACCGGTCAGCGCCTGGGCGCCGTTGTACTCAAGCACGATGTTGCGGGTCAGGTTATTACCCGTCTGCACCGGGGGAATCTCGCGGCGCTTTTGCTGACGGGGCACGGACGCGGCAATGACCAGGACGTCTTCTGCAGACAGCAGGCCGATCCAGTTAAAGTCAAAATCACCGATATCGCTGCCCAGCATCAGGCTGTACACCACCTGGTTGGGGTTCAGGTAACCCTGGCGAGTGACCGCCTGGGTGTGAACGATTAGCTCCGCAGCTGGCAAGCCGGCAGCACGGTCGATCGGCAGCGTGGTATCCAGGCCGGGAATGTTCGCCAATACAAAGCGAGTGACGTCCAGGATCTGTAGGGTGCCCTGTTTCTGGGCAATCAGGCTTTCGCCTGCCAGGGTAATGCTAGCCCCCATGGGGAAATTCCTTTAGCGGGTAACCAGGGTCATCTGGTCAGAGTTGAATTCGCCGGCGGCCACGGACAGGCGCACCGATTGAGTGGTGTCGAATCGGGCGACCAGCGTCATCTGGTCGTTGTTGAACTCGTAGGCAACCAGGGACATGGAAACTGCCGTGGTAGCGACGAACTCATAGCGCCGGCACGTGCGGCCGTACTGGTGCACGATCATGTCCAGCAAGGCCGGGTTGTCGGATAGCTGTGAATCGCTCAGGTGCAGCTGAACGATGTCCCAGTCCCGATCGGGCATACGCTCGACAATGCGCACGTACCCCACGCCGAGGCGCTGCAGGATCCGCTGGAAGCCAACGACCGAACCGGCGTCGACCGCGTTGATGAAGGCGTACTTGACCCGCAGGCGATACAAGGCCTCGGACTCGCCTCGAAAGCGGGTGATATCGCGCTGCCAGGCCAGCAGATCAAGCACGGTCAGGTGGCACGTCTCGGCGTCCATCTGAAGCAAAGGCCAGCGCAGCCAACCTTCGACTGATTCCCACCAGGACTGGGCAGCGGCCTTGAGCTTGGTGGCTTCCTCGCCGTCCAGCCAGAACGGCAGCTCGATCTTGATCATGCGAACACCACCTCCAGCAGCTGCAGGCGGGGGATCGCCAGGGCCGAGATGATGTCGTCGGTACCGAACTTCATGGATTCGATACCCGGGAACTGTTCGTGCAGCTCTTCAACCAGTCGGCTGAACGAAAAACGCGACTGTGGCCATGTCAGGGTCGGCATGTAGTCTCGCCCGGTGCTTTCGCGGAACGCGGCACGGATGAACAAGGCGATGTCGGCTTTCAGGGCTGCGCGCTGCGCCTCGGTCAGATTGGCGACCGGCCACACCTGCAGACTGACGTCATGCTTGGTTTCAGGCATGACCAGGACCAGCATCGAATCGCCGTGGCCATGGTTGCCCTCGTCCATGATTCGGGCGTTGATCTGCTGCAGGTAGGTGTCTGCCGGCGCGTCCGCTTCGAACAGCACATAGGCATTGGCGCTACCGGGACCACGTGGGGCCCCATGCTCAAAGTACACGCCATTGGCCGATACGCCCGGGAAGGCAGCGATCAGGGCGCGGTACACCGCATCTGTGTGCCACTGGTTGACGGCGCTGAACTGGTTGCGCACGCGCATGCGCAGATCGTCGTCCAGTTCGGCGTCTGAACCTGGGGTGGCCAGCCAACCGTCCAGGTTCACCACCTGGACCACGCCCGGTACCGGGACCGGCAACACCGCGTAGTAACCCGGAGCCAGGTTAAACCCACTGCCTGCCTCGATCGCGGTCACTGGGATCAGCACCTGTGATTCGCCCTCGGCGAAGCTTCCGACGGCGGTGGTCACCAGCTCGTACACGTTGCCATTGATCGAGGCCGACTGAACCCGCGTGCCGATCGGGATCTCGAACGACCCCACCACGTTGGCCCGACTGAACAACAGCGCGCCGATGGCTTTGGTCGGGGCCTTGCGTTCGACGTTGACGGCCCAGGCCAGCATGTCCAACCAGGTGCTGGTGGCCGTCTTCACAAAGAAGTTGGGCAACACGGTGTCGCTGACAAAGGTCAGGATCCACAGCACCGGCTTGGTGACCAGCGCGGTGACGACGCGCCAGAACGGCGAATGGTCGCTGGTGTTGGCCAGCTTGCTGCCTTGGGCGGTCACTTCGGCTTCCCATGCCGCTTTCAGGGCGGCCTCGGTTGTCGGAATGCCCGCGTCCGCCAAGGCCTTTTTGAAGTCCACTTCGCTCACAGGGTCACCTCCACATCCCCAAATTTCAGGGTTTTGGCGGTGACCAAGTACTGACCGGCAGCCAGTTCGCTGATCTTCGCGGTACCTGGTACCAGGCGCACGTCGTTCTCCACCAGCAGCTCCAGCTGCTGGATGCAGTCGCGCTGTTTCAGGCGGTTGCGCTCGGCCACCAGGGTCACCAGCAGGCCGCTTTCGCGGATCATGTGGCCGATGTCCTGGGCAATGCAGGCGCGATCCTCGACCGGCAGCGGCTGACGGGACAAGTCCAGTGTCAGGTCGTTTTCAGTGATCAGCAGATCGATGTATTCGCTCATCCGCCTACCGCCATGCTCATCATGTTTTCCACTTCCAGCGGGGTCATAGGCTTGGCCGTGTTGATGTTGAGGGTCTCCACATGCGTGCCCTTGTTTTGGGTCTGGTTGTTGGTGTTGTTCTGGATGCTGCGCAGGAGACCGCCCTGGGGCACGGCCGTCGGACGCGAAGGTGAAATACTCTGCACGGTCGACGCCATGCGCTTGCGCGCCTGCTCGGTGTCGTCATTCGCGGCAGGGGCCATAACGAGTGGCGGAACCACAGACAAGGGATTACGCGCCGCCAACGGCTGCTGGGAGGCCTGCAGCGCCCGGTCCACTGCCGGCGTACTTGGCACTTGCGCTTCAACGCCGGGAATCTCCGGAGCCTTGGGCATATCGCCGAAGGCCGCATCGATCTGCACGCCAGGGATCTTGTTCAGCATCTCGATCAGGCCGTTGATCGCGTCTTTGAAAATGCTGACGATGCCGTCCCACGCTGCGCTGGCCATGCCCGTCCAGCCCCCGATGGAGCCGAACCAATCCGACAGCGCCTGCAGCTGGCCCGCGATCCACTGGAACGCGGCCGTGTTCATCAGGGCGCTGGTCCAGTCGTCCCAGTAATAGATCGCGGCGCCTACGATCGCGACCAAGGCGACGATGCCGGCGATGATCAGCCCCACCGGGTTGGCATACATGGCAGCGTTGACCAGCCAGATCGCGCCCTGCCAGAGCAACATGCCGACCTTGACCAACCCCATCCAGGTATAGAGCGCCGCCAAGCCCAAGACAAAACCTGCGATCAGCACGGTGTGCACCAGGAACATGGCGATAGAGCGGAAACCCGTCCAGGTCAGCACCTTCCAGATCGTCACCATCGACAGCCAGACCATTTTCGCCAGGCCCACGCTAAAGGTCATCGCAGCCATAGCGGCGGTCAGACCAAGGATCACCAGCACGGTGATGCCGATCACGCGGGTGATGTTGGGGAACAGCTGGGTCCAGCGGGTCAGCGTGCCGGCGATGCCCACCAGCTTGTCCATCAACGGGGCGAGCATTGGGATCAGGGCCTGGCCGAAGGCAATGCGCAGCGCCAGGACTGCAGCGCCGAACTGCTGCCAAGGGTCCACCATGGCCTTGGCCATCTTCTCAGCGCTCTCTAAGCCGCGGACTTTGCCCAACTGGTCGAGACCGTTTTTGAATCGGTCGGTGTCCTTGGCCAGGGCGTTGATCACCCGGGCCCCTTCCCCGCCGAATGCCTCAGTCAGCTTGGTGCCGGCGGCGGCACTGGTCAGGTCACCAAACTTGCCTTCCAGCTTGGCCAGAATGTCCGCCATCGGCATTAGCTGGCCGTTCTGTTCGGTGAATTTCATCTTGAGTTTGTCGGACGCTGCGCCGATGTTCTCGAAAAACGACTTGTACAGCCCGCCGGCGTCGCCGCCTTCCATGGTGCTGCTCAGCGTGCCAATCACCGCGAACTGCTCGGCAATATCGACGCCGGCAGTCGTGGCGAGCTGGCCCACTTCCTTGAACGCGTCCTTGAGCTGCGCGCCGTTGGTGCGAAACAGCTGCGCCGCCAATGCTGTCTGGCCGCCCAGTTTTTCCACCCACTGGCTTTTGCCCATGGCATCGGCCGAAGTTTTGAACAAGTTGTACATGGTGCCGACGTAGGCGCCCATGGTCTCGGCGTCGGACTTGGTGGCCTTGGCCAACAGATTGCTAGTGTTGGTGAAGGTAGCCAGCTGGGTGCCGGTCAAGCCTTTGATAGCGCCCGAGATGCTGTAGGCCGAGGCCACAAAGTCGCGAGCGTTCTCCCCGTAGTTCACGGAGAACTCCAACGACTTTTGATTGAGGGACGTCAGCGCATCTTCGGCAACCCCCAGCGAGCGAACATCGCCCAGGGCGCGGTTCACCTCCAGCGCCGGCTCCAAGGAAGCTGTAATCCCCTTGGCTGCACCAATCATCCCGCCCAGGCCAAGACCCATCTGCTTGATGTTGTTCTCGCCCTGGGTCGCCAGGTCGGAAAAGCTGGTTTTCACCTTGCCCAGGGGTGCGCTGACCTTGTCGGTCAGACTGAGGATGAAAGCCAAGCGGGCGCTGCGGTCAGCCATGGGGGTTTATCCGTTCAGCGCATGGGCAATACCGTTTGCAACGGCGATCTCCATGCGTCTCCAGTGTTCGTCCTCCAGCCACTTGGCCACCCCCATGTTTTCAATGGTGGGTTCGGTACCAGGTAGCCAGCGATTGGTCAGGGCCAGCAACTGGCCCAGCCCGTCTTCCGTCAGGCCGTCAGCGTGGCCGAGGACTTTTTTACGATGATGTCGAGGTCAGGCGAGTACTCCTCGAGCAGCGCGCCGGCCAGTTCCATCACCGTCACAGGGTTGGCCAGCAGAGGCTTCAGCGAGGCGCGCTCTTCCTGCTTGACGGTGCTCACCAGCAAGTTGTTGGCCGGCGCCACCTTGTTGTTGTTCGTGGTGCTGTTGAAGTACTTGGTCACGTCCTGGGGCGTGAGGCTGAAGGTGAAATCGCGGTCGCCGATTTCCAGGGTGATGTCGCGGTTTACGTCAGTCATGGTTCGTTTCCGTGGGTTGGGTGTGAAAAAAAAGGGTCAGGGTTTCGCCGGTGATCGCTGGACCACGTCGCGGATGTACTCCTGCAGGCCGAGCACCATCTGCCGGGTTAGGGCGAGCTGGTTTCGGAGGGTGAAATAATCCGATCGAGCGTCTGCTGCGAGTTCGGCGGATCCAGCATCAGCCATGCTGCCGGTGCTGGTGGCACCAGGTACTGCGGTGGCGGTGGAGCAGCGGGCTTTAACGAGCAGCCGCTGACGGCCATCGTCAACAGCACGCTGCAGAGACTTGTTGTGATCGAGCGCATCGTTCAGTTCCAGGGTGTTTTTGAGGTCGTTGGCATCGCGGGCAGCGAGCATTTCGCGGGAGATCCGCGCCGCCTCGAGCAGGCCATCGCGCTCGGTCGTGACGGTGCCCAGCTCACGCACGGCGGCATCACGCTTGCCCAGGGCGTTGTCACGTTGGTCGGCCACGTCGTCGAAGAGGACGTAGGCCATTAGGCTGATCAGCAGCAGGAACAGGGCAAGACGCGGCAGTGAGATGGTCATTTCAGGCACAGCTCCATTTCAGCGATCCGGCGGTTATGCAGTCCCTGAACGAACTGCTTGCGACCGTTGGGCAAAGTCACGTAGGCCCAGACCGGTGACCCGTCCGGCGCATAGGCCAGTGCCCTGCAGCCTTCAGCGATGCGACCGGCGTTGATCAGGCCCACGGCTCGACTGGCGCACGTGCTCGGCGTCCCAACGTTGTGGCCATGGCTGCTCAGCGCATCGAAGGTGTTCTGCCCGATCGCCTGATTCGTCAGGCAATCCGCCAGGGCAAGCTGCCCTTTAGAAACCACCAGGCTTTCCACCTCGGCGCAGCGAGCGTCGGACCAGTAGTCACCCACCACAACCGGCACCGGGCTGGTGTAACGGGTGATGCCCATGCATACCGTCGGCAAACCACGGGCCAGCTGATCCGCGTAGACAATGTTCTGGCCGGTGCCTTCCCACTTGCCCAGGAACGCGGTGAACGTGCTGCTGACGAGCAGCAGCGCGCCAACTGCGATCTTGTGACGCAGGCTCATCCCTTCACCTTCCAATCGCGCAACATCTGGCGGTATTTGGGGACCAGGAGCAGGATCTGCAGCACCATGTAGAAGGCAGTTAGCATGTAGGCGACCGCCGACCAGTCGACAGCGCCGGTCACACCGGTGGCGGCTACGCCGATTGCGGGTGATGCCTTTGCCAACGCAATGGCGGTGTCCTGCGCGGCCTGGCTCGTGCTCATCGCTGACCCCCTCGTTCAAAAATGGACTGGCACGGGACGCAACGGGTCATGCCGCCGAGCGCTTGCCGCGCCGCCGGAATCGCGTTTTCACAGTCCTCGCAATGGGTACGGCTTGGCCCGGACGGGCGCGCACTGGCGAGCTGAGCCGCGATAGCCTGGTCACGCTGGCGTTGCTCCAGCGCCTGAGCGCGATCGAACGGGCAAACCATCAGGTAAGGCCCTCGATTTCAGCTGCGGCCAGGTACGGCACGCCGTTGATTTTGATGAAGTCCGGGCTTGTGACGTCGAACGGCACCTTGTGCTTGTTCTTCTCGCCGCCTTTCTGGTCGACGCTGAGCAGGCTTGAGATCCGGACCTTGCAGCCGAACGCTTCAACGCGCAGCTCTTCTTCGCCGGCCTTAGCGAAAAACACGATGTCGAACGGCTCCAGCTCGCGAAAACTGCCGGCTGTCTTGGCCTGTTCGATCAGCAGGTTGAAGTTGGTGGTGTCCAGCTCCAGTTCGCCTGCAGCCGCCACATCGCCGTCGACGTGACCGTTAGGCACGCCCTTGGTCTGCGCCACGGTGGAGTTGTCGGTGATGTCCAGGGTGCCGGTCTCGACGTGAACGAGCAGATCGCCCAGGTTCACGTCGAAGTTCTTGCCGCCAATCTTTGCAGCCATGCGGGTTTACTCCGTTTCAGTGGTCGAAAGGTCCAGCGCGATGTTCGCGGTCAGGTCTTTCGGGCAGTTGAGGGGCTTGAGCTTGATGTAGGCCTCTACGGCCGTTTTGCTCTTCCAGGTCAGGACGATGTCGCCGTCCTTGGGCTGCTCGATCTCGCCCGGGAACACCTGGCCAGCGAACTTTGTGGACTTGGCCATGGCACGCAGCGGGGCCATCAGCGCACTGATGTTCACTGCCATGCTGTTGGCCGAGTTGTTCAAGCGGCGATCGGCAACACGGCGAATCAGCAAAGGCCGTACAGCGCGGGCGGCCTTGTCGGTGATACGCAGGTATTCAATGACCTTGAAGTCGCTGTCGGGGCTGTCGAGCATGTTGCCGTCGCCGAAGAACACGCCCGGGTAACCGACATAAGTCTGGGTGACCGTGAAGCGCGCAGCGTCCAGCGTTGAACGGGTGGCCGACTGCAATGGCACGCCTTCGGAGTCGACTGGGGTAGCGCCAAGGCCAAGCACCGCACCGGTGGCCACACGCATTGGGCTGTCCGCAACACTCACGGAGGCGTCGGCCAAACGACCGGCCAACACGCCCTGGTCATTGCCATGCATGAGCGGCACACACATGACTCGAGGCGCGGCGAGATCGAGCACCAGAGCTTTCTGAGCCAGCGCGTATTGCGCCCAGGTCTGAGTCGCGGCATCGATGCCAACCGAGGCAGCGATGAAGAACGCCCGGCAGGCATAGGTATTCAGGACCAACACCGCCGCGTCGTTCATTGCGGAGAGTTCAGCAGCAGCTGTCACCGGCGTGGTGACCACGACTGCTTCAAACTCATAACCGGTTTGTAGGGCCTTGGTCAGAGCCAGTTGCCAGGTGCTGTCGGAGGCCAGTGGCGCAGCAAGACAGGCCCAGCTGTCGCCGCCATTGGCGCGAGCAGCCAGGATCTGGGTTTTCAACTCGCTGGCAGCGGTGCCCAGCTCGACGTCCAGGTCACTGTCAGTGTTGAGCGGGAGCAGCCCGCCGGCGTTCTTGGCTGCTGGGCCAATGAACAAGAAGTAACGCTCGACCCCGCTCACGACGCCCTGGCCGAGATTGAGGTTACGAACTTTGACTGAACCGAGTGCCATAAAAGCAGTGCCTCGTTAACGGGGTGAATTAAGGATTTGTTGCAGCACCAGGTTCACCAGCGAGCTGGTTTCTGACTCGGTGCCGGGGCCGAGGAACTGGCGTTTTGGCAGGGTGATGTCCCAGCTTTGCGCACCAGATGACTCGGTTTGTTCGTCGTCCAGGATGCGGATCAGCAGACCCGCCTTGGCGTAGTTCACGTGCTCTTTGATCCACGCCACAGATGGGCGGGTAAGTGTTTTTTTGCCCTTCTGGCGGGTCTTGAACCCGAGGCGGCGCAGGCGCTTGGCCTGTTTTTCGGTAGCGGCCAGGCCTTCGGGAATCTTGTTCCACTGGCGCATCTGGGCGGCGGTGCGGCGCTCGGACACACCGTTATGCTGCTGCGATGCAACCCAACGGGTCAGCGCGTTGCGCCAGCCCAGCTCGGCTTCGTTGGCACTGATACGGGTGACGTCGAGCAGCTTGCCCAACCCCGCTTCCATCTTTTTCTTGCCCTTGCTCGAGCCTTTGCGAGCAGCGAACGGCGTGCCGTCCAAGTTCTTTTGGTCGCGGATCCGCTGGCGGCTCATGCTGCGCACGCGCTTGGTCACGTTGTTGAGCAGACGCCGACGCAGTTGTGGGGGCAGCTCCAGCAGGGCCAGCTGCTCTTCAGCACCCAGAAGGCCGCGCACGTCGAGATCGAAGGTGCTACGCGCCATCGCCGGTCACCTCGCCTGATTCCGCGATCCACAGTTCGAACGGGATAAATGACCAGGTCTTTTTGAACGCGGTGATTTCGCCGGCAGGATCCTCGGCCAGGTACTGGGGTTCGGTGAACTGCAGCTTGATGTCCACGTCAGCCAGGTCGTCATCGAGCATGGTGATGTCGAACACAGCACCAGGCAGTCCGTCGCGGTCCTGATCGTTGTTCTCCAACCAACTGCCCACGAGGGCCATAAGTCGCCCTGGGTGATCAGCGAAACGCTCCAGCACGATCGTGGCGCTGTAGTTCATATCGCCCATGTGCATGCCTTCGACGTCGTCTTTCCAGATCAACTCCAGCTGCACCTGGTCCGTCCAACTGTCGAGCTGTTCGGTGGCCACAAGTTGGCGTTCGATGAGATAGGCCGTCAAAGCCTGCAGCTTGATCACAGGAGCGCAGCCGTGATGCGACCACGGCCCTGCAGCGAACGAACAGCGGCCTGGCTCAAAGCGAGGAAGGTTTCCGACCGCTCCGGCAGTTCCTTGCCAGTGTTCTCGGCGCTCTCACGACGGGTCACGGTGGCGAACTGGGTCAGCAGGCTGGCCTTGGCGCGGCAATACACGGCGCGCTTGTACGTCGCTGCTTGAAATGTGCGTTCCGGCAGCACCATAGGGTCAGCAGATTCCAAGCTGGAGACACCAGCGGACTGCCAACGGGATTTGCAGATGGTCAGGTCGTTGTTGACCTCGATCATTGCAGTGGTCAAATCAGCGGCCAGCAGCTCGCCCAGGTATTCACCAGGAAGGCGGTAGGCCTTCTGGAACTCAGTCACGGACAGGTCTGGCCAGAAGCCGTCGTTGCCGATCTGCTGTTCCACAAACTTGGTGGGGTTACCTGAAAAGCTCATTGCTGGGCGCTCGAATAGGGCGGGGAAACTGGTGGTGGTGAGTCGACGGCCATAAATGGCTGACTCACTTCCACAGTTCCCCGCTGGGGGGGTAGTCGGTTATGCGGTTGCTGGTGTGGTCGCGTCGGTTTTCGCCTGCGCTTCCTGCTTGGCCAGCGCCTTGCGGGCACCTTCAAGCTTGGTACCGACGCCGATCGCGTCATGCAGCGCGATAGCGCGCTCCATGTGCTGGATCGCCACCGGCCAGTCACGGCGATCCATCGCCAAAATGCCGAGCAACTTGTGGTAGCGAGCTGGGATGCGTTCGTACAACGACCATTCACCGTCCACACGGGGCAGCAGGTTGCTCAGGTACGGTTCCGGACTGCGCTTGGCCTTGTATTCAGCTTCGGCCCAGTCGATCACCTCATCCGCCACGAAGGTCGGAATGTCCCGATTGAAGCGTTCCGGCAATGCCTGGTCTTGAGAGATGGCGAAATCGGCCAGCTCCAAGCCCTTTTCAAAATCGGCGGTGTCGAACAGCCAAATCAGGACGTACATCAGCACCGAGTTCGGGAAACTCAATCCGGAATCGCGGTACCGCTGTACGTATTCTTGGTATTTAGGCAGCAGCTCGTCGCGCTTGAGCTGACGGCGCAGTTCGTGGCTGTTGATCTCGCTGATACGAGCCAGATCAACCGCCAGGGCGTCTTCCATCAACTTGAGGTGCTTCTGCCCATTGGCCGGACTGGTGAGCGCAGTGGCAGAGGAATAAGCCTCTGCCTTGGCACCGGCGACAGTGGCCGCAGGGCCTTGGGCGAGTACGCGGCGTTTGTGCGCCAGTGCCAAGCTCATCAGACCAGCTCCACTTTTTCAGCAGCCGCGAATTTGCCCAGTTGCTCGATCACGTAGCCTTCGTTACGGGCGTTGTAATCTTCCATGCGCGAGCGCTTCGGGTTCTCGATCAGGTGACGACGCCAGCTGCTGTCCTGGAAGTAGATCGACAGGTTGTCCCAGCTGGTGACCACCACGGCGTTTGCCGGGAAGTGCGGGACGGTGAAGGTCGGCAGTCCGCCATAGGTCGCGATGACCTGGGCGCTTTCGATGCGTTCTTTCTCGGTGGGTTTGCCAGCCTGGTTGGAATACAACTTGGCCTTGTCAGCGGCCAACAGGTCGCTGCCCACGATCGCGATCAGATCACCGCCGTCACGGAAAACCGTGTCGACCATCTGCTTCACGTCATGTACCAGGGCGTCGAGGTTTTCGTAATCGCCGCCGGCACCGAGGGTGATCTTGCCTGCGGTCGCGCCTTGCTCAAGAACCTGCTCAGGAATCTGCTCGCGGGCGATCTGCAACCAGCCTTTGTTGACGTCCTGCAGCAGCGGATTGGCGATCAAGTCGGTTTGCACAGCAGCCAGAACGCCGTGCCAGCCGACCATGATGCGATCGAGCGCGATCTGTTTCTGGACCGCAGCCGAATAGCGCTCAGCGAAGTCCGGGAACTTGGCCCAGCTGTCGATCTTGGCGAATGGCAGCCCCACGTCGGATTCGGTGGAGAAGAGTTCGTAATCCAGACCATTCAGGTCCGTCACGTCCTTGGCTTCGCGGTCGGTGGTTTTGGTGTTGGTGCGGCTGGTCACCGGACCATTCACGCCCAGCATGACCTTCTGACCCTTGATCTCGGTAACCGGTACGACGTTGATGCGCTCCAGGAAGTCGGCGCGCTCGGTGATCTTGTCGTTCAGTTCCTGGGCAATGGTCGGGTCGACGTTGAACTGGCGCGACACGTCGACGCCATAGGTATCGGCGATCGCTTCGCGCAGTTCGGAGTACTGCTTAAGAGCACGCTGGCTCAGGGATTGCTGGCTCATGTCAAAGCACCCGCTTTTTGGCGTCGGAGGTGGAACCGGTGGTGCGCGGAACAACGCGGCCTGCCGGGGTGCTGAACGCCTTCACGAGGATCTGCTCAAGGCGATCGAGACGGGCGTTGTCGCTGCCCTTGCGAGCGAACTCGCCTTCGGCCTTAGCGTCGGCAACGATGGCGTCGACGGCAGCCGCTACATCGTCGACTTCGGTAACAACCGGTTCCTCGACTTCGGCGGTGGCAGGTTCGATCACAGCAGCGATGCCGGCGACGACGAGCGATAGCTGCTCGTTCAAGGCCTTCAACGCCTTGGCTGTAGCTTCATCCATTGGGGGGTTCTCAGTTGGAGTGGTGGGTGTCGAATCGGTGGCTGGCTCAACCGCGAAGCGGCTGAACAGCCGAGTCAGCAAACCCGTCAGCTTGCTGATTTCTCCCACAGGCTCTTCTTCGCTCAGCGCGCCCAGGGGCAACGCAGCCGCGTAGTGCACTCGTTTACCGGTGCGGCGGGAAAAGTAGAGTTCCTGGGTACCCAGGCTGGCCGGCGAATCGGTCACTGCCAGGCCGGTCAGATAGGCCTTGCCGGTGTTGGCAAAGTCAGGGGTAATTTCGATGCTGGTAAACAGCTTTTCGCCTTGATCATTGAGCCAAAGCAGTCGGTCGTTTGGCTTCAGCTGGGCTTCCAACGCAACCTGGCCTTCTTCAAGGCCTTCAACGCCTTCCACCAGGCGCACAGAAAATACGGTGCCGTGGGAGCCGTCCCAGCGGTCGTGCTCGGACCAGATCACAGCGGTGTAAGTCGCGGTGTTGTAGGTCTCAGCGATATCACGCAGTTCCTGGGGAAGGATTACGCGACCGTCAACGGTCGGGCCGCTGGTGGCGACACGTTTCCAGAACGAAACAAGGGAACGGGGCATGGCGATAACTGCGCTCAATCGGTGAGTTGAGCCGCCAAGATAGGGAGCCGCCGCCCCTCCAACAATTGATTAACTTTTGCGTTGGTCCTATTTTCGCGTTATAGGACGAAACCGGATTTTAGCCCCGCGTTTCCAGCGTTTTCGCCGCATAGACTGCGGCCATGCCATACGCTCCCGAACTTAAAGAAGCCGCCAAACGCCTCTATTTACGCCGCTGTAAGCCGCGTGAAATTCAGGCGCAGTTATCCCTGCCCAACATCCGGATCGTTTACTACTGGATCCGCCAAGGTGAATGGGACGACATGCTGTCGGATGAAGAACCGCTGACTGCTGTCAGTCGGCGGATCACACTCATCCTGGATAAACAGACCACCCTGACCAAAGGCGACCTGGACGAACTCGACCGGCTGACCACGGTGCGCGAGCGCCTGGCCAAGCAATGCGCCAAACCGGCACCGATGCCGACGGTGGATCCGATCGAGGACGGTGGCCACCGCCGCAACGAGCAACGCAGCGAACGTCGGGATAAAGGCGATCGGGGCGACAAGGGCGGGAAGAAAAAGCAGAAACCGGTGAAGAACGACGTCAGCGACCTGACCGAAGTCGACTTCCTGGACAAGTTCATCAGCAAAATGTACGGCTATCAGAAAGAGCTGTACGCCGCGAAGATCAACCCGCTGACTGCGCGGATCCGCAACATCCTCAAAAGCCGCCAGGTGGGCCTGACCTACTACTTCGCCGGCGAAGCGTTCATGGATGCGGTGTTGACCGGCGACAACCAAATATTTCTGTCGGCCAGCCGCGCCCAGTCCGAGATCTTCCGCAGCTACATCATCTCGTTTGCCCAGGCATGGTTCGGCCTGGAGCTGAGCGGCAACCCGATCGTGCTCAGCAAGGATGGTAAGCCGTGGGCCGAGCTGCGCTTTCTCAGCACCAACAGCAGCACCGCCCAAGGCCACCACGGGCACGTGTACGTCGACGAATATTTCTGGATCCGGGATTTCGAGAAGCTGAACACCGTGGCCAGCGCCATGGCGACCCACAAGAAATGGCGCAAAACCTACTTTTCTACGCCCAGCGCGGTGTCGCACCAGGCGTATCCCTTCTGGACCGGTGAGAAGTTCCGCAACAGCAAGCGTAAGAACGCCAAAGAGCCATGGCCCAGCGATAAACAAACATCGGCAGGCTCGCTCTGTCCGGACGGCCAATGGCGCAAGGTCATCACCATCCTGGATGCGATCGCCGGAGGCTGTGATCTGTTCGACCTCGAGCAGCTGCAGCTGGAGTACGACGAGGACAAGTTCCAGCAGCTGTTCATGTGCAAATTCATCGACAGCACCCAGAGCGTGTTCCACCTGGGCGATCTGGAACGCTGTTACTCCGACCTATCGCTGTGGACCGACTACGACCCTGACGACCCGCGCCCATTTGGCAACAGTCCGGTCTGGATCGGCTACGACCCCAGCCGCACCCGCGACGATGCGACGTGCGTGGTCATCGCCCCGCCGCTCGAGCCGGATGGCAAATTTCGGATTCTCGAGAAACACAGCTGGCGGGGCCAGTCGTTCAAGTATCAGGGCGAGCAGGTCAAGCGCCTCACCGAGCGCTTCAACGTCCAGCACATCGGCATCGACACCACGGGCATCGGCTACGGCGTGTTCGACATCGTGCGCGACTTCTACCCGCGTGCGACCTCGATCCACTACAGCCTGGAGACCAAGAACAGCCTGGTGCTCAAGGCGCAGGACACCATTGTTGGCAGCCGCATCGAGTGGGACGCCGGCTGGAACGACATCGCCCAGGCCTTCCTAACGATCAAGCGCGGGGCTACTGGCAGCGGGCAGATCACGTACAGCGCATCACGCACCGACGCCACCGGTCACGCCGACGTGGCCTGGGCAATCATGCATGCCCTGGCCAATGAACCCCTCAACACTGACAAAAAACAACGTAGCCGCTACGTGTTCAGCAACTAAAGGCCCCCATGACCAAGCGAAAAGTGACAGACCAACCGATTCAACCCAAGCCCCCTACCCGGTCGTTTGCGTTCGGAGATCCCGAACAGGTACTGGTTGGTAGCATGGGCAACTACCTGGGCGTTTTCGCTTCGGAGGATGGCCGACTTTACAAACCGCCGGTATCCCGCCAAGGGCTGGCCAAGCTGCTGCGCGCTAATGCGCACCACGGCGCGATCCCCAAATTCAAGCGCAACCTGTTGTTGCGCGAATTCATCCCGTCTCAGGGCTGCAGCGTGGCCACCATCGGGCGCGCTGGGCTGGACTTCGTGGTGTTTGGCGAGGCGTACCTGTATCGCAAGCCCAACCTGCTGGGCCAGGTGCTGGAAATGCAGCACCTCCCGGCGATCAACATGCGGGTCAAGGTCGACGGCGGTTATGTGATGTTGCTGCCCAACGGCAAGGAAATGGAATTCGACCAGGACGAGATCGAGCACGTCATGGATTACGACGTCGAGCAGGACATTTACGGCGTGCCGGACTATCTGGGTGGGATGCAGGCCCTGTTGCTCAACGAGGCCGCGACTCTGTTCCGCCGCCGCTACTACGCCAACGGCGCGCACGCGGGATACGTGTTCTACACCAACGACCCGAACCTGACCGAGAAGGACGAAGAGAACCTGCGCGAGCAGATCTCCGGCAGCAAGGGCGTGGGCAACTTCCGCTCGCTGTTCCTGAACATCCCGGGCGGGGCCGAAAAGGCGGTACAGATCATCCCTGTCGGGGATTTCCAGGCGAAGGACGAGCTGGAGAAGGTCAAGAACATCACACGTAACGACGTGATCGCCGCCTGGCGCATGAACCCCGCGCTCGCCGGGATCATCCCGGAAAACAGTGCTGGTTTCGGCGATATCGAAAAGATCGATCGGGTCTACACGAGCAATGAAATTAGACCGATCTGTCAACTTTTCAGCCAACTGAACGATACCTTGCGGGATGACAGGCGGATTGCCTGGAGAGAAGCGCCAGCAGCAGTGGAAAACACTACATCCAGTGTCTAGAGCAGGCAATGCCACTACATAATGTGGCAAAATAGTGGCAATTGGCTGGCCCTGGGGAGGGACGCAATGAGGATCACATGTAAGTGCGGGCACAGAGGGCGGATTGCTTCAAGAGATCAGCTTTCGAATGACTTCGCCAAACTGTACTGCCAGTGCCTGGACGCAACGTGTGGGCACACCTGGGTGGCAAATCTGACGTTTTCGCACACGCTCAGCCCGTCGGCCCAAGCCATGGACCGGCTCCTTTTCGACAGCCTCAAGAATTTGTCACGGGCGAAACAGCGGGAACTGTTCGATCAGCTGGGGGCAGCGTGATAGCGCGGGAACGCCAGCCACCTGGGCCAGCGCCTGGTGCAACGTAAGGACAAGCGAGGTCGTTAGGTGATCGCTTTGTCGATGTCAGGGCAGTCAGGTGTTTCCAAGAGTATTTCCGACATGCGCCTTACATATATCTGATCTTCCACAGACATGCGCCGGTAAAGCTTGATCAACCGTAGCTCCAACGCGCTGAGCGCCTGCCAATCAAATTCACCAGATTCGTTGTAATTGTTTTCAAATTTTGCTCGATCCAACATGCGTACGACTCCATTGGTGCATGAATGAATCGACGTTATCGGGCGGTTTAGAGCCTTAGGACAGTGGGAGAGGCGGAAGTGCTAACAGTTTGTTACAACCTAATTCAGACCGCGAGACTCCATTGCGGCCATCGCCGACAGCATCCGACGAATCATTTTTTGGTCGTCCTCTGGAATGTTTCGATATTGCTCAATTATTTGAGCTTCCACTGGATTCAGATCCGTGACCTGCTTTTGCCCAGTAAGAACAAATACCGTGTCGACGCCCAAGCTGGCGACGCCAGCAAGGTAGGCAGTGTCTGGGTTGCGAGCGCCCCGCTCATAACTACCCTGGGTGTTTCTGTTCACGCCACCGGCTTGCGCCAAATCCTCTTGGCTTAACCCCAGCCGCACACGCTCATCGCGCAAGCGGTCACCTGTAGAACGGACATCCCCAGAACCCAACGCACAATTTTTCAAGCTATCCCTCTGTACAAGACCAAATTTGCGTGCATAATCACCACCAATGAACACGAAACAACTCATATCAACAGGAGTGAACGCACTATGCACGCGCCAGTTACGCCGGAGCAAGCCCGCGCTGCGCTTGATCGTCAGGGGATGAGCATTGCGGAATTCAGTCGCATCCATCAGCTGAACAAAAATTTGGTTAGCGACCTTTTGAATGGTCGTCGGAAAGGTCGACGCGGGGAGGCACATCGAGCCGCCGTGTTGCTGGGGATCAAAGACGGCGTGATTGCACAGTAATGGCACGGACTATCAGGGAAAAGCAGAACATGAAAAGCCCAGTTCTAAAGACACGCCGCGAAGTCGTCAGCGCAATTATCTGCAGCTATCCAGGCGGTCGCGAATGCGCTGCGGCACGCATCGGTTTGGCATTGAAGAAGTTCGATAATCACGCCTACGAAAACAACAACAGCCGGCCGCTGACAGACGCCCAGCTGTATCAGCTCGAGCAGGAAGCAGGCACGCAGCATTTCCCCAACTACGTGGCGTCGATGTATGGCGGCTTGTTCGTTGCGGTACCGGATCCCGAAACGAATGACGTCGTAGAAATGTATGCGTTGTCGGTTCAGGTCGCTGCAAAGCGTGGCTGTGTTGATCAGGAGATTGCCAAGGCGCTCGCAGACGGATGCATCAATGCTGCCGAAGCTGAGCACATCCTCAATGCACACAACCTGCACATGGCCGCACGCCACGCCGAAGTGCTGGCAGCCATTGACCTCTACCGCGCCAAATCAGGGGCAGCCCAATGAACAATGCGCCGGCAGTACAGGAATATCAGGACGTGCTCAAAGCCGCCGCCCTTGCCTTTCTTGAGCGTCACCATTGCGAACACCTGGGCAACGACCAGCAGCTGATTGCTCGAACCGTTCGCCACTTGGTCGCCGACTACGATGTGCTGACGCAGATGGCTGAAAAGATGGTTCACCTGGCCTACAGCGACATGAACGCAATCCGCGATCGCCAGCGCCTCGACATCCGCAACAGCACCGCCACCCACTCGGTGATTGTTGACCCTACCACCGGCAATGCCTGGGCAATCCCGGTCAGCCTGATCTATGAACGCATCATCAACGCACCGGATAACGGGCGTTACCGCTTAGCCAACTCGTAACACCAACCCAACAAATTGCCTGCCCCACACCCCGTGGGTTTGGGTGAGTTGCGCCCGAATTCGAGGTTTTACGATGGGAAACGCCGTAATTGTCACCGCCCAACTGCCACCGGCAGAGGCTGAAGCCTTGCTGGCAGCCCTACGTGAACAGTACCGACTGAACCTCAACGAGTACTGGTATGCCGACCAATTCCGCCTGGTGGCGGACGGTCTGCGCCACGGCGCAATCATCGCCCACGTCCCGGTAATGGCAGCGCAAAAACGCCTTATGGCAGCTCTGTCCCACAGCCTTAAAACAGTGAACAACCAATGAGAGACGATCTGCGTCACGACGTCCTGCAGCGCCTCGAGCACGATTACGGCCTGAAACACCGCCCAGGCACCGACTACATGCGTGGTGGTACTTGCCCCAAGTGCCGCCAAAAAACCTTGTTTACCCGCCACACCGCCCCTTGGCTGGTGATCTGCGGTCGCCCTGAAAAGTGCGCTCACACCGTGCATGTAAAGGAAATCTACGAGGATCTGTTCGAGGATTGGAGTAAGCGAGCACCAGCGACCGAGAACGCCCCAGCAGCGACCGCCCGCGCCTACCTAGAGTTTGCGCGTGGCTTCAGCATGGACCTGATCGGTGGATGGTTTACCCAGGAAACGTACTTCAACCGGGAACTGAACGCCGGCAGCGCGACTGTCCGCTTTCCGCTGGCCAAGGGTGGCTACTGGGAACGTCTAATCGATCGTCCGTCACGATTTGGCAAGATGAAAGCCCGGTTCAAGCCAGGCGAAACCTACCGTGGCGTGTGGTGGTGTCCTCCATCCGTTGACCTGCTCGAGGTCAAAGAAATCTGGATCGTAGAGGGTATTTTTGACGCCATAGCCCTTTTGCACAACGGCATTTCGGCGGTGTCCGCCATGTCCTCCAACGCCTTCCCGGAAGAGTCGTTGAAAGCCCTGATGCGTGATTGCACCGAGCGTGAAGCTAAGTTGCCCAAACTTGTATGGGCGCTCGATAACGAACCTAGTGCTCACGGCTACACCCGCCGGTGGGTTCGCATGGCTAGGGAGCTGGGCTTCGTGTGCGAAGCCGCGCAGATCCCTCAACGCGATGGCCGCAAGGTCGACTGGAACGACCTGCACCAGCGCTGGGCGTTCATGGATGAAGAATCCAAGCGACTGGACCAGGTAGCCAGCGATATCAAGCAGGCTCGCCACCAAGGCGCGCTGCTGATTGCCGAAAACGCCGCCGAGAAAGCGTTGCTCATGTACGACTGGAACAAGCGGGGTGAATTTCACCTGGGCTTCGCCAGCCGGTTGTACTGGTTCAAGTTGGACATGGAGAAATTCAACCGTGCCATGCAGGACCTTGAAGACAGCGAAGACCAGGACGAGCAACTGCTGAACCAGTCCGCGATGCGTGAAAAAGCACTGCAGCAATCCGGCAGCGTGGTGGAAATCGCCAACTGCTACCCGCAAGCCCTCTATTACCAGCGCAACGAGGTGACAGACGAGTCCTGGTACTACGTGCGCGTCGACTTCCCACACGACGGCGACAGCGTGAAGAACACTTTCACCAGTGGCCAGCTCACTGCCGCCAGCGAATTCAAAAAGCGCCTGCTCGGGATGGCCGCTGGTGCCATGTACACCGGCAGTGGCCAGCAACTGGACAAGATCATGAAAGACCAGCTCTACGGGCTCAAGACAGTGTCGACCATCGACTTCGTCGGCTACAGCAAAGAGCACGGCGCATACCTGTACGGGGACGTGGCCATTAAGGACGGTGTGGTTTACCCGATCAACAGCGAAGACTATTACGAGCTGGGCCGGATGCGCCTCAAGACGCTACAGAAAGGCGTCCCGATCGTGCTGCAGCGCGAGCGTAAGGATTACAACGAAGAGTGGCTGCGGCTCATGTTGATCTGCTTTGGCTCCCAAGGCTTGATCGCCCTAGTGTTCTTTTTCGGCTCCCTGTTCTGCGAGCAGATCCGCGCCCGATATCAGTCCTACCTGTTCCTGGAAATGACAGGCGAAGCCGGCGCGGGCAAAACCACCCTGCTCAATCTGTTGTGGAAGCTGATGGGCCGCGAAGGCTACGAAGGCTTCGACCCGATGAAGTCGACCAAGGCTGGCCGCTCGCGCCTTATGGGCCAGGTGTCGGGCATGCCAGTTGTGTTCCTAGAAGCCGATCGCCACAGCGACGACAACAAAGCCCACGCCAAGTCGTTCGAGTGGGACGAGCTGAAGGATTTCTACGGCGGCGGCACCTTGGCGACCAAGGGCGTAAAAACCGCTGGTAACGAAACCTACGAACCGCCATTCCGTGGGGCTGTGGCGATCTCACAGAACGCCGCGGTGGTAGCGCACGAAGCGATCATGACGCGGATCGGGAAACTGCACTTCGTTCGTCCTACTGTAACCGCCGAGAGCCGCGCAGCAGCAGACCAGTTGAACGGGCTGGACGGTACAACCCTCAGCCACTTCCTGCTGCTGTCCGTGAGCAAAGAGTCGGCGGTGATGGAAGTACTTGGCCACCGCATGCCGGAATACGAAGGCAAGCTGCGCCGGCTGCATACCAATTGCTTCTTCTGCAGCACTGAATTCACTGCAGACAGCGCCTGCCGTAAGTGCGGCAACAACATCCGTGGCCAGATCCGCATCGAGCGAATCATTAAGAACCACGCCCAGCTGCTCAGTCTGCTGGATGCCATTCGACTGGTGATCACCCTCACTGACAACCAAGTTGAGGAGACCCGTCGCCAGATCCTCGAAATGGCGCTTGAACGCCAGAGCACCACCAGTGCCGACCATGCGGCCGTGGCCGAATTCTGGCAGGTCTACGAGTACCTCGAATCGCTTTACGAAGACCCCCTGGTTAACCACAGCAAAAACCCGGACGTGATCGCCATCAACATCAACGAATTTGCGGAGCGTGCTGCCGAGCATCGCCAGAAGCTGGCAGACGTCTCGAGCTTGAAGGATCTGCTCAAAGATTCCCGCAGCCACAAATTTGTTGACTACAAGGCCGTGGACAGCGCCGTGCGCAGCGCCCAAGCCATCCGTAACCCCATGACGAACCGTTGCCCGACGGTGAAGTGCTGGGTCTTCAAAGCCTGATCGGAGCGAGCACATGCAAATTCAATTGATTAGTGGCAACCCTGTTGAAGAGGCTTACATGACTGGTGTCGTGTACGCCGGCCTTACTGAAACCCGCGACGGCTTTCCGGTCGTCCACGCGCATGCTTATGCGGTTGAAGGTCTGCTGGGGATTCTGGAGGTCCGCGCCGCTCGAGGTGAACGGGAGATTCTGGTGATGGGCTGCAGCCGCGACCAGATTCAAGCGGTTTTGGAATGGCAGTCAGAGACCGAAGAAATCGCTGATCTGGAGAGCCTGGTACTTCACCTGGTGCGATCAGATCCGATTGAACAGAACGCCGGTTAAAGCCGGTTAAGAAAAGGCGTCGAGGAGTTCGTACCTCCCCGACACCCACCACTAAAAGGAGCCGCACCTTGCAAGTACAACCACTTATCAGCGATAGCCATGAGGCTACCACACGTCACGATCCGCGTACCCATGCGCGCTTCACTCCCAGCCGTCGAACCGTGGCCACCGCCATCATCGGCGCGGCCTTGATCGGTTACCTGGTGCAAAAGACTCCGGACGCCCGCGACCGCCTGACAAACCTAGCCACCCTCGCCCATAGGCAGGGCGACCTGACCGACGTCGACGCTCAGGTCATTACCCAAGTGCTTGCCCGTCAATCTGTCAGTAATTGAGCCTTTAGCTTCTGGCTTTTAGCACCAGGGCGAAACGCTACACTGCCCTGGTTGCTGCTTCCCGTAGAGAGCAATCATGACCTCCCCCACAAGCACCGTCCTCACGTTTGAGGACCTGCAGCGCATCACCGGCTATCAACGCCGCTCCGACGTCGAACGTTCCCTGATCAATCAGGGGATTCGCATGTTCAGGGGGCGTACCGGCCCCTGGACGACGCTGGGTCTCATTCACCAGGCGGCGGGCATTGAGTCCGTAGCCACCGAGCACTACGACATCAGCATCCTATGAGGCGAGCACGCAAGCGGAAACATAATCCGCACATCCCCAGTCATGTCGATCAGGCCGCTCTCCCAGCGGCTATTTACTTTGATCATCGCAACGCCGGCGTGTGGTACACGCTGCATTACGACGAGCACGGTAAACAGCGACGGCGTAACGTCGCGCCCGCCGACGTCACCCTGGCCGAGCTGCACCAGATCATGGAGCAGACCTCGGGCGTCGACCAGGGCACGTTGCGCTACGTCTGTACGCAATATCACCTGAGCGATCGCTACAAAAAGCTCAGCCCCAACACCCATGGCGACTACTGCTATTCGCGTGACGTGCTGCTGGCCATCCCTACCAAACTGGGCAAGCCGCTGGGCGATCTGCAGGTGAAGAAGTTCACGGCCGCGCTGATCCAGCGCATCGTCGACCGGCTGGCTGACGAGGGGACTCCCTCCAAAGCGGCGCACGTGTTGCGCTACCTGCGCCGTGTGCTGCAGTGGGGCCGTAATCGAGGGTTCCTCGACGTCAACCCGGCACAGGGCATCGAAGCGCCGGTGGAGCGCAAACGCCGACGGCTACCGGGGCACCAGGTCATGGACGATCTGGTCGACCGCGCTTTGGCATTCGGCCGCTTGGCCAGGAACGAGAAAGGCGGCTGTCCGCAGTACCTGAGCTACGTGATGGAGATTGGCTATTTGTGCCGACTGCGCGGTATTGAAACAATCACCCTGACCGATGCCCACGAATTGGCCGAGGGCATCCTGACCAATCGGCGCAAGGGTAGCCGGGACAATATTGTGCGCTGGACGCCGCGCCTGCGGGCGGCCTGGGACGGGGCAAAGGCCTATCGAACCAAGGTGTGGGCCAGCAAGTCGACGGTGATTCCGTTGCGGCCCGAGCGCCGTTACCTGATCGTGGCCAGCCATGGCGGCCCCTTGCGTAAATCCAGCCTGGACACCGCCTGGCAACGGTTCATCACCTTAGCGATCGCCGACGGCACTATCACCGCCGAGCAGCGCTTTGGATTGCATGACCTCAAACGTCGGGGCATTACCGACACGGTGGGTAATCGGGCAGACAAGCAAGAGGCAAGCGGCCACCGGGACGAGGCAATGATGGACATCTATGACCTGAGCGTGCCCCTGGTGAACGCCTCGCAGACTTAGCCGATCGCTTCAGACTTCAACCTGAAAGGCGCGGATCCCCGCCGCCTCGGCAAACCGCCCGACCGCCGTCAGACTGGCCCAGGTGCGCAACGCCTCACGGCGCGAGCGTACCGGGAGCCAGCGACTGCCAGCGCCGCCCAGGCGAATGGCCAACGTCCACTTGTCGTTATGACGACTGACCAGCACGTCGCGTACAGCGCCGCCCTCGAGCATGACCCGCAGGGCTTCTTCCTGGATACCTTTGGGCATGATTAAGCCAGCTTCTTGATCCGGTCGGTAAACTCAGTGACCTGCTCGGGCGACAGACAGTTCAAGTTTCCGAAGGTCTCCAGGTGCTGGATCATGGCTTCCCGGCTGCCGGGCTGACCGGCGACAATGCGGCGGCACGTCTTCTCCAGAATCAACCGGGCCATCTGTGGGTTCTCGATGGTAGTAGGGTCGAACGCCAGTGCAATAGCGGTGGCCAGTTCGCCCAGATTGGGATCAGTGCGTTGCAGCGCGCGCAGGGCATTCAGTTGCCGAGCGGTGATGGGTAACGACACGCAGTTCTCCTTGAATTCGCCTTGCTCTGACCATAAGCCGAGTAAATGGTAGACCAGACTATGGGGGTCTGGCTTCCAGCGGCCGCAAAAAAGCCCACCGGGGTGGGCTTTTTTGTGGGGGGAATTTAACGAATGTCCCGTTATGAGCACTAGGTCATTCGTCTTCCGACGCCAGATCTGCCGCCCAGGATACTTTCAGAGCCAGCTGGTTGGCTGCTTCGTGAAGATCCGCGACTAGTTTTTCACTGGTTGCAGTTAGCTCGTTGAGCTTGTCGACATCCATATCCCCCGGCGGTGTGTTCAGATCGATGGTCAGCGCCGCCTGAGTAAATTTTACCCGTGCCTCGTTGTAGGCCTCCAAAGCTTCCTTGAAACGGTCGGTGTCGATCATTGGCATATCAAAGGGATCCTTTCAGTTTCGATATTTCGCGGCCGCGAAGCCCAGCAGATTAATAAAAGTGGCGGACCACGTCGAGAAAGCCACGTAATAAGCCTTACGGTACCCGCGTGCACAGGGCGTAGCGCCGATTTCCTACGTAACAAGAAATCCTGTAAACCATTGAATTAATTATTTAAAGCATCTTCCTTGTAATCAGTAGGTCCCGGGTTCGACTCCTGGTGCCGGCACCATATCTCAAAGCCCCGCAATGCGGGGCTTTGTGGTTTCTGGGGTTTGGGAAACGGCGGAAATCCTATGTCTCGTTTTCGTCAAAACGTCCACAAAACGTCCACACTCATTTTTTGAATCGGTTTTTTATACGCTGCCACCGAGACAGTGGCAGAAAGCGCACCTAACCGCGGAGAAGAAAGGGGTCTGACCCCGCTTTTACTGTGCTAAAGCTTCTATCAAAAAAAATTCACGCAATCGTAAGCCTCTAGGCGATGTCCATTTTTCAGCCGAAGCCTCTATCAAGAAGCAAAGTTTCATTCACCTGAAAAACAACCGCGTAATCGGCCATAGCTCATCAACCATATAAACCCAATCAATCTTCTCAACATCCCCAAACCCCGACCGTATTCTCCGGCATGCGACCCGACAGTGAGAAGAAAGGGGGCTGACCCCGTTTTTACCGACACCGTTTTTACTTGACGTCGCAGCAACAGCCCAAGTTAGTGAGGTGCTTGGGTTTATCGCAGCAAATCCTCTGGGCACTCTGGCGCTTGATCGCTACCACGGGCGCTCTGATTTATGATGCATTAGTTAGAAAAACAAAACTCCCATAGCAACCCCATAAAAAAGTCCGCCTACATGGCAGACTTTTTCTTAATACAAAATCTTATAAAAAACAATAAACCAAGTGGAAAAGCCAGCGCAAAATAAAAGCCATATAAAAGCGCATACCCACCATTTGCAGCACCGGTCCTTAACGGGCCCGACCTCCAAAAATCTTTAGATGTATAACGAAATACCAAGTCTTCGACTAGACGCTTGGCAAACGGAAACAAGAACGCATTAATGCCATAAATCAAAAAAAATACTGCTGCATCAGCATCTGATTTAAATACGAATGCGCAAATCGTAAAAATTACCAGCCCAATAATTAGATTTTTCAAATAGTAGCTTTTTTCCATGCCCAACACCCTTCCCATGCATTTATACCAAGAGTTGATATCTCATATGAATAAGCGACTTTTTTCAAACCCCCTCATCATCATACAGCTGACTAGAACTTTTGCTAACATGACTAAAAGTGCGAAAAATGCGACACATCTAAATTCCAAATACTCAAAAACAAATAGTTAAAGATAGGATAGCGATTCTAGCCCCCCGACATGTTCACGAACAGCGACCGAAAATTTCCCACGCCTTTGCTCACGCTGATCTGAGCCTGCTGGCGTTCCTCGTCCGCCTCCGACTCAATAGGAGCGCGGCGCATCAGTCGGTACTTCATCCTCCGCCCGCTTTAACTGGCGCACTAAGTGTATGGCGAACACACCGATGAATGTGTTGAACAGAAGATAAGGGGACCATCATTTCAATTGTTCGTAGGCTCGGGATATGACTTCCCATGTTCTCGCATCGGCAGCAATCAGATGCTCTGACCGCCAAACGTATGCAAAGCACTTTGCCCAGCCCCAACCCTTTTCGGTATAACCAACATCCCCCAGCGTCCCGAACGGATTCCCATGAACGCTCTAAAACTCGTCGCCGTCTTGGTGATTTTCCCGCTGCTGTTGGCCGCCCTGGGTAACTGGGAGCGTCAGCGCGCGGAGGAGATGAGCAATGCGATGATCGATTACCACAGCAATGTGAGCATCGCGAAACAGCAACTGCGGGCGCTGGCGGCGAGGAACCCTATGGCCAGTGTCGATCTGCCGAATGAGAAGATCAGCGTGCAGTTGGCGCTCTCGCGCCTGGAAAAGATCGAAGCGGAGTTACCCACGG